CGAAGTAGCCCTTCGCGATCTGCGTGCTGCCGTCGCCAGCTTTGCCCGACTCGTACAAATGGCCGATGATCCCGACGTAAACTTTCTCCATTTGAGCCTTGACCATCTGGGCGCGTACGTCGGGCGCGGCATTGACACCATACCGAAGATCGACGATGTGGTTCGCTTCGACCTTCGCCGTTTGCAGGTTCTGCTGGTAGGGTGTATTCGCCTCGGGATTAGTGGGGTCATAGGCCAACACCGGCCTATCGGTGATCGGGTTATACAAAGTCTTTGCCAAGTCGCTCGCTGCATCGGCGCGCGAGGTGGCCGATGCGATACCGTACACCTTGAGTTGCTGGTCCTTATGCTCGGCGGCTTTCGTCGCGAAGGCCTCATACCGCGTTTCGAGTACGTGCTTTGCCGCTTGCCGCTGCGCGTCGTTATCCAGTCCGTCGAGCAACTGCTGTTTAAAGTCGCTCAATGCTTTCGTCGTTGCGTCAAACGAATCTACCGCATCGCCGCCCATCTTCGTCAGGTACGCACCCGGGGAGGGGTTGCCCTTGCTGTCCGGTGTGCCATGTAGTATCGCATTCGCGCCCGTCATGTAGGCCGTGTCCGCGTCCTTCGCCTTGTTCTCGTTAACCTGTATCTGGTGCGCGACGTCAATGTCGTTGAACGTGTTACCGAGTTGCTGTCCCGCCGCGCCCATCTTGACCAGTTGTTCAGCTCCTATTGAGTTGGCGGCCATGAGACGGTCTGGTGTGGTCTGGCGGGCAGCAGGAAGCGCGCCAGGAGTTACTTGTGGGATGTCATACGTCGGGACGATCGGCACGGTTATGCTCCTTTAGTTGCTGCTGTTTTCTTGTAGTTCGCTGCCGCAAAGCTGGATGCACTACCCATCAACGAGGTAAGGCCTGCCATCGTCGGGCTGATCGCACTGGCCGATGCGCGGGTGGCCGCCGCGTTGCTGGTGTCGTTCTGCGCCTGTACACGATTCGCCCATGCCTGGCGCGCAGCGTTGTCACGGATCGTGAGCGCGTCCACTTCACCCGTATGCACCGTCGTGGTGAGGATGTCAGTCGCCGAGCCTTGCCCGAGATCAATGCCGTTCGCCGCCAGTGAGGCGCGCTGTGCGCCGAATACTTGCGCCGTCTTGAGCCGGGAGGTCTGCTCCTGTTGCGCACCGATTGCCAGCGCCTGTTGTGCCTGGTACTCCGCCACCTTCGCATTGTTATCCGCGACAGCCGCCTCGTAACCGAGTGTCGCCTTCTGCGCGTTGGCTTGATTCATCGCGCCCATCGCGGACACGCCCGCGCTCATTGCCATTGCTCCGCTCATCTTAACCCCCGCCTAGTGAAACTTCTAATGTGATGCTGGCAATATCCAGCGGTAAGGGATCGTCCTGCCTGACGCATATCTGCCCGCTGGTGCCAATATTGCCGAGCAATACCATCTCGACCTCGTCGTTCACCATGCGTGGCGCAACACCGTAAGGCTCGTTCGTCCGCTGTTTGTATGGCACAAGGCTGGCGAAGCTGGGACCCGCCTGCAATCCGCTGGAAGTATTCAAGCGCAGCCATACTTTGTTGACGTTCTTGGTGCGCCCCTGCGCCATGGCAGGATCGACCTGTGCGGCCACCGGCATGGTCTGGATATCCGCCTGGATAGGGAGACCGACGGTGATCTTGCTGGCAGGCTGGCTGATTGTAATAGCCCCGCCGGTGACGACCTGCTGCGGGAATACCGCACCGTCAGCAAGGATGCTCACCGTACGCCCTTCGAGCCAGGTGAGGCCGCTCACCGTAGTGGCGGGCGCGCCGACGTAGGTTGCCCCACAGTCCACAAAGAACGCATCCACCAGCGTGGTGAAATTGCGGGTATGTAACCGTTCGACGTAACGTTTCTGCACGCCACCGATGGTGCGCCGAACGACGCAGTACAGCATGTCCTCGTCGTTCTCCGTGATGACGCACACCGCTTCAAACACGTCACCATTGCCCGTGTCATGCTGGTGCCACGCCGCGATCTGTTGCTCAGCCACGTAGGTCATACCGAGTAGCTGACCGGTGGACGACACGCACCACAGAATAGGCACCGGTCCGCGACAGTAAGCCATATCAACAATCTGCTTATAGTCGAATAGATGCGGGGCCAACAGGCTGATATCCGCTGCGATATACCCGTTCGCTTGCCAACTGTAGGACATCTCGCGGACGTGACCGCCACGGGCGGAGATGTACAACACGCGGTTATTCACCACTACCGGCGTGACGTTGTTCGAGCCGTTATACGATTGCGGCTTGACACTTACAGTCGTCGGGGTGAGCGCACCGCTACCAACGGAGGCGACACGCCACTCACAACTTGCCGTGAGTAGCAGCATTTCCGCTGCCGGGATGATGTGCTTTACCGCGCTGGCTTCGCGCGCCGCGATGCGGAAGGCGATGCGGTTATCGTCGCGTACCGGTATCGAGTAGGACATATCCGACTCCGTACCTGAACGGGTGAACCACAAGTTTTGCGGTGCATTTTTCGTGCCGCCGAACACCCGGCGCTGCTCAAAATAACTGACCGCCGAGGGGTAATCTCCAACCGCTGCGAATACCGCATCGAATATCGGCGGAGTTTTTGAAACGTCCGCCGTGATGTTGTTATCCACGAAGGACAGCCCACCGGCTTGCCCGATGTAGCCGAGGATGCCATTGCTTAGCTTGTACACGTTATAACGCACCGGTGCTGCGCCAGCTGGTGCCGTCCAGGTGATCGTGTTGACGTGCCCCGCGACGGTCAGATCGTTCGTGCAAGTGGCCGCTGCCGTCGCGATAGACTCTTGCAGGTTGCCCGCGTTAACCGACGACACGTAATAACTGTACGACACTGCACCGGTGAGCGTTGGTGTCGCCACAGGGGATGTCGGGCAGTTCGTCGGCGGGTTGAAACTCGGCGCGGTAAACGTCCAGCTCAGCGCCCCGAGACGACGCAGCTCCATGACTGGATAGTTAGGATGCACCAGCGTCATTACGTCAGCGGACTGCACGTAATGAATATCCGGCAGGTCAGCGGCCGCGTAGCCGTTCGCTATCTCGTACGGCACCGCACTGAGCATCAACGTCGCGGCCTGCGTGTGGAAGCGGAAGTACCCTGCCCCCACCTCGATAGCGAAGGTCTGTACGTTATTGAAGCTGAACGGGATTAGCCGTGTTGCCGATGCGGAGTTTTTCACCTCTAGCACAAATTCAGTACCTGGGCGGCTATCCACTGGGCCGTGCGGTAGCGGGATGAAATTGCGGCAAAGTGCTAACCCCTCGCTGAACTTGGCAAAGTCCACGCGCCCAAACAGTTCAGGGGTTAGCTCACCGGCGGAAAATGCGTGGTCAAGTATGCGGATTGCCATGTTATCGGTTCGCAATCCATGAGGGGGTGTGCTTCACGTTCAGCTTGCGCTGATTCGCGTCGGACTCCACTGCTCTCTCAAGTGCCGCCTGAAAGAACTTCAACTGCGCCGCACCTTCAGCTCGCCCGTCTGCGCCTTTCAACAAAGGCCCCGCGAGCTTAGCGGCCAGCAATCGGCATAGCGCTTCAGTGAATAGCGGTGAGAACTTCGTGCTGTCTGCGATCGCAGCGGAGTAGCGCAGTACAGCATTCGGTTGGTTAGTCAGCACCATATCGCTGCCGTCGGATGCTTTCTCCACAACGAAGGGCTGCGCGGAAGCTACCGCCACGTTCGATCCAACTACGCCGAACATCGTATTCGCCAGCGGTATGCCGACCGCGTAGTCGTCAGCCGCGAGCGGGTCAGCCGCGAGCGGGTCAATCACTTCCAGATAATTGAGTACATCAGTTGGGCCAGCATAGGCGCAAGCCCACGACGTAGTCGGGTTGGCGATCTGCGCCAGTGCAACACGGGTCGTGGCGAAGCCCCACTGGTGCAATTCAAGCAACTGATCGCGGGCAATCGGGTAGAAGCGTGAGCACAGCGCGGCTTGCGCGCTACCATCAGGTGGCGCGATGCTGGTTACGTTGGCGACGTCGCCCAGGTAACTCAGTGCTAGGTTGCAAACGTCCGCATCGGAAGCCATAACGTACTCCAGTTAAAAAGAAAGGGGAGCAAAATGTGCCCCCCTTTTTAAATCGCGCGGTTAAACGCGAGGGAGGAAACTAAACCAGTGCAGCGGCGGCCTGAGCATCCGCTTCGCCTTGCGCAGCGATTTTCGCGGCGGCCTTCGCGGCCTTGTCAACGGGTTCGAGGTTATCGCCAGGCGTACCGTCGTAGTCCACGACGTCGCCCTCCTTAACCAACGAGTTGCCAATAAAAGAATCTTTGAGTACACGGTATTGCGCCATTTGAATCTCCTAAACGAATGAGGCCTCGCCCGAAGGCGAGGGATGGTTATTACAGTACTGCGTAACCCGATGGGTACATCTTCTGGCCGTCTTGAATCTCCAGCCCGATGTCGGTGTACACCGTACCAGCGGTACCGGCGCCGATAATCACGTACTGCACACCAAGGTAGCGCTGGCCTACTGAGGCCAACTTCGGCGTGAGTGCAGCCGCGAATCGCGAACCAGCTACAAGTGATGCCAGAGGGATAGCGCCTGTTGTGCCGATTACGTTCGGGGTCGTCAGTGCCGCTGCTGCGGAGGTGATAACCTGCATTTCCACGGAGGTAGCACCGAC